GATGCTCATGAACCGAAGCGGCATAATTGCCTAACGGCTGATAATCGCCTAGAGGTTGATAACGCTTATCGTTGCGTATATCATGATTATGAGAATTAAAATTTTGCAACAAATCACTCAGTCCTTCCGCTAGTTGAGGAACTTGTATAAGCCGATTGAATATTTCGACCGCCTCCAACTGAATATTATATTTTTCTCCTGCCATAACTTTATGTTTATATGATTAATATACGTTCGTTACAATAGCTCTATAATAAAGCGATTCGCTTTTATCCCCCTCATTATCCCGAAATAAAGCAAGTGCAATGCTAACACATCCTCCGGGTGATAATTGAATGCTCGCTATATTAGTGCCTTGATTATACATCGTCGGACGGTTAGTATAAGTAAGTGATCCATCCGGGTTACTTTGTATTGTAATGGGGTATTTATTAGTAGGATGAGCTATAAACTTAAACTCACTCATCAAATTACCGCCATTTCTCGCATAATCGGTTAAATCAAAGTTTTTATATTCGGGTAGAATAAGCTTGCAATTAGAGTAACCATTACAATGCAGTATATAAGTATTATGTAAATAAGCATTTATATACATTATATACCTACTATTAATTAACTCTTGTACTTCATTGGAAGCGGTAAATTTGCGCACAAAACGTCTAGTCTCTAAATCCAACCCACATTTGAAACGACCTCCATATTGTATTAGAATCCCTTCAAACTCGGCATTTCCATAAGCAATTAATGTTTTATTCATCCACATATCTTCTGTATCTGATATATCAGATTTAAGATACATACCAACATTACGTTTACCCCCAGATGTTGCAATGTAAGGAATGGGAAACGCTAACGGAACATCTACATTTTCCATACTTGCGAGAATGCCATCCGTTTTCGGACCTGCAAAAGTAATTCTCCGATTGTCATATCTCCCCTCTTCATTAACGCCTTTATCCCCCTCTATTTTGAATGTTCCAAAATCTCCATTTTCGGCGCTAATTGTGCCTGTGAAAGAATACTGCTTGCGAACAGGATCGAGTTCGAATACAATTTTGTCATCAACCACAGCAAATACACCTGTACGTTTCCCCCCATCTACAACCACATCTACCCCCTGTATAATTCCTGTTTTCTTACCTGTATCCGGATCCGTTGTACCAAAGAAACAGGTTCCATCTGGTTTAAGCTCATAAACCGACTTTCCATCGTTAGACATACCAAGTAGGGAACATCTAGCTGTTAATCCTTCACCGGGAACATATTTCATATACGAACTTTCATCACGTTCGCCAACATAACTACGTCCAAATGTACGTGTATATGCTTGTTTCGTTTGTTGATCGAATCCCTCCTCAATCACAGCTTTACCGTCAAGAGAATAAGAATTAATCCCTTGATATAAAACTTTAGAAGGTGCATTGTCTCCGAACGCAGATAATACGATTGCATTCTGCCTACTTATATCTGTTCGGTTTCCTAATTGAATGATAGTATCCCCCGCTTGTGGTATATCACTACCTACATCGCAATCATCTACCGATAGATCGATGTAATTATCACCGATAGCCATAACATAACGCCAATAATAACGATTTGTTACACCTTCATAAGCTCCTTCTTTTATATTAAACTGCCTGCATTGCGCAAAATCTCCAATAACAAAGTTACTTAACACGGCTTTTTCTCCATCATCAGCTGTGAAATAGCAGCGATAACGCCTTTCAGAAGATAGTAATTGTACGTCGTTAATATCATATAGAGGCGTACCATTCATATCGCACAAAGCTAATTCTGTTATATTATCCACTTTAGCGCATTTTATGCTGGCGGAAGATAAGATAAGTTCACCGGAAACATGCTTTGCCTCCTTGATCTCAATAGAATCAAATATAGCTCTTAATCTAACATAAAGCTCGTCTACTTCAGCATAAGATTTACCCGTATTTGGATCACGTTTAATCAAATATCCGGTTCCTAATGCACCAGATACAAAGTTTTTCGATTGAATAAAGTCGGATGTTGCTCCATTGTCAAGTATTATATGTCCTTTTGCAGTATCATCATATACTTTGGATACATACAAGTCTTTCAAAGACTCAATAGCTTTGTCTATTTTCTTACTGATAATATCAAGCTCTTTGTTTGTGCGAAGTGACGAAAATACATTTTCATCTGACAATTTTGTTTTAGTATCATCTTCTGCAATAATTCTCGACAATATCTCGTTCATAATACGTAATGAAGAAAGAGTATTATCATTGGATAATGCAGTATCAATATTCCCTAATGCTATAATACGGGATTTTATTTCAAGTAAAGTGCGAAGAGATGAAAACACATTATCATCTGAAACAACACGTCCATCATCCACTTTTAGCACATCCAAAGTCACACCTCCGCCATTAGTCGGCGTTGGAGTGGATGTACTAAAACTTACAGATCCGGAATTGCGAAGATACTTATTCCGAAATGAATGCGGTACTTTTTTATTTTCTACCTCTATCATGGTTCTATTAATGATACGTTACAACTCTCATTTGCAAAATCAATATTCATCTGATCAACAAGCATTTCTTTTCTAAGTGAATTTTCATAAATTCTAGATAGTATCGAAAAACTGCGATTTAAAATATTACTATATTTAAATTTAGGTGAACTATAATGTTGATATAGCTTATCGATCAATATTTGTTCCGGCAATGCGTCTTTATCATGTAATGGGCTATATATAGTTCTTAAATAATCAAATTTATCACCTGATTTGGTAGCGCAATTTGAATAAGAGGAAATATTCTTAGCATTTGAATTGATTAATAATTCTATGTCATCCATTTCTGCTACATTATTGTCGTTTATTACGTTACTATAAACTACATCGGAATCATCTACTGTATCATTAAATATGTCATAAGTTGTTTTATTATTAGTGTACTTAAATGTAAAATCGGAAATATGAAAAGCAGTACAAGGAGAACATCCCCCATCCGTCCGATACATCGGATAAGTTCCTAAATGATTAGGAGTACCTAATTCAAAGCGTATCTTTCCGCATAGTATTTTATCACCCGGAAGCTTAATCGCTACTCCATCCGTTGAGTCATACAGGTTAAAACGATAACTAACGGTATTCGTCAATCTCTTTTCTTCATCGAAAACGTTGTCACCTTCTTTGTTTATATGAACCAAATAGAAGCCATCTTTAAGAATGCATTCATCGTGATACCATTTTTCGACAAAAATACTCTCACCATTTTCCCTATACGCATAAACTTTATTTGCATCATCGTATCCGCCAGAAGCCTTTTCGCCGCTAGCTGAATCATATTCACCTTTACTAACGAACCTCCAATCTCCAAAATTATCTTTATATCTATACCATATAGCTCCTCGATAGGTTAAGTTGTATGTGACTTTATAATAGTCTCGAGCGACACGATCCATATAATACTTACTATTTCTCCATACTTCGCCATCATAATAATAATCATCTATATATAACTTACATGGTATCATAGTATGATCAAATCCTGCGCCGTATTTAGTATTCGAATATACTTCATCGGACGTTTTTATAATATCATTTGGAAGAAAAGAGCCGGACATTCTATAAGCGATATTTATTATGAAATACCCGCCTTTGAATAAAGAATACTCTCCGTTTTTCAAAGTTAAAAGAGTCTTTCGAGAAGTACCAAACATATTATTATACGCTTGCAGGAATGAAACGCAAGTATTCCAACTCAAAGAAGATGGCTCCCCATCTTCCGTTGTGTAATCACTGTACTTCTGCCACGTCACACCGGAATATATATCATTAACGTTGTCAATAGTTATTTCCGCGTCTTTTACCGGAACATCAAGAAAAGAAAAGCTCGGACTCAAATAATCCCAATTTTCTTTAGATTTAAAGAATGAATTAAGAAGCGTATAGTTCTTGCCGTCTATATCTCTATTTGATATATAATATTTATTAGGATCGGAATTTTGATTTACTATGTCCTTCTCATCGTCGAGCAATTTAGGGCATAAGGTGGTTATTTGATTCATATTAGCAACAACAGATACTTTGTTATACACATCCCCAAGAGATATACTTCCTGCACTTTCAGCAATACCAATCGAATACACATTTAATAATGCAGAATGAGTTTCCATGCTTTCGCACGTATTATTCATTCGATCATAAACAAAAAAAGAAAGACTTTCATTCTTTATATAATCGTAATCGATCATATAATACGCATTCTGATACTGAATTAATGTCATTCCTAGATATTTCAAGATTTCCTCCAAAACATCCCTGCAATTCATCGGTTCATTAGCTTCATCAAAGAAATTTCGTTCATGAATATAAATATCTTCTATTAAAGAAGCGGTGGCTTCTTTGGAGATCCTATTAGCTTTATGAAAGTATAATTTACCCAAAACCTTTCCGGGATCGGCAATGTCAAGAATATGCATAATTACATCCTTGAAGCTTTTAAAATAAATCTCGGAAGAATTGATATAAGAGTACTTTCTATTCTCCAAAACAGAGATAGAATCAATAGCCTGCAATTCTACTAAATTAAGAGGGGTTATATAATCACTCGAATATAAATTTGGACTCAAATATCCAAACCACTCCAATATATCATCTGTTTTATTATAAAGTCGAATCTCAATATTTTGTCCTTCGGCTGTATATAGATCAGATAAAATTTTATTCGTCAATACCCCAGCTACCGCATTAGACATTTTTAGAGGTTTGTATAACATATCCGATTCGTACTCAACTACAAATGGATTGTCGGTTAATGTGAGTTCCTCAGAATATACAGCAAATATCGTATGTATTTCAAGTCTATACAACTTATCTTTCACGCTCCGAAATTCCGAATAATATCTTAGTTTCATCTTACTTTACCTTTTTGATTATAATAATTACTTAGAACCCCCTCTAAATCCCTTCCATGTATCCGGAATGTAACTTTTGAGGATTGTTCGCTTCTTTCCGTTGGTGCGATCTTCTGCGATAATGAGCCATATAAACCACTATTAAGCATACCAAAAAGGTTGCTTTGTTGCGAGCTGTTTAGAATCATCTCACCCGAATTAAGCAAAGCTGGGACTTTGTCGCCTGTAAAAGATGTACCAGGTACAATTCCGCCCGTTGCAAATTTAGGGATACTAGCCATAGCAGCAATAACAGCGGCAACGGCAGCACCAGCCAACAACCAACCGACAACGGGAGTTTCTGCAGCAGAAGCCACACCGCTAACGACAGCTTCGGTTTGTTTCGCTGTTATTAACGATTGAATAGCCGGGATAGCTTGTGCTATGCTTGATATAACATTTGCACCCCATTGCAAATATGCGGCGGCGCTTTCGTTTGTTATTCCAGACAAAGAACTCATTATACTACCGACAGCCGAAAGTGATTCACCGTACCGCTCATTCATATCTATATCTTCTTTTTTAAAAAGCGGATCATATTCCGGCAATTTAAAGTCTTTACCATTCTTTCCATGAGTGGGAACTTTATCGTATGTCGGTTTTATCGGCATAGCCAAATCGCCGTCTTTCATTTTGCCATTTTTGATTTTGAACGCTTCTTGATCGACAACAAACTTTAGATTGATCTTCTTCTGTTCAAGTTCATTAATTGTTGCCTGAATCGTTGCGCGTGCTTGCATATCGGTTTCTGTGATAAGACTTTTATTCAATGCGGATAATTGAATATTTATTGCTTCTATGCTGTTACCGCTAGTCTCGATTTGCAATTTTATTTTCTTTGCTTCGAGTTCGTTAATAGTTGCTCTGATAGTCGATTTCACCTGTACGTCCGTTTCAGAAAGAATCTTCTTATTCAATTTAGATATTTCGGAATCATACCATGCCATAGAATCTTTTTTGGGTGTTGCTACTACTTTCGCCGCTGCTGCTTTTTCCACTGCTATTTTTGAATTTTCAAACTCCGTTGTAGATTCATTAAATTCTTGGCGTTGCTGAGCAATTTGTTGAGAAGTTGCATAATATTTTTTCCCCAGATCAGTTAATTTTCTCAAATCATCATCATTTAATTTATTCAGCAACTTATTATACATTATTGCATCTTTATATTTCTTCGCAGCCCCTTCTTGCGCAATTTTTGCTGCATCATTTATTGATTTTGTTTTACCATAATCATTTGTTCTAACTACATCTACTTTTCGATCACTCTCTATTTTCTTTGATAATTTCAAATACTCTTTATATTGTCCACCCCAATAATCCTTAGCTTCATCTCGAGAAGCAGACGGCATGAGATCAATTCTCATAACCTTCTCAAAGTCATTAAGTGATATATCTTTTGAGGACAGTTTTGTACCAACAGCAATACTTTTTGTTAATGCGTTTAAAGCGTCTGCAGCAACCGTTTTACCAGCCTCCTCTTTTTTCTTTAACTCATTATCCCAATCTTTAAATGCTTGATCTCGTTCGTCATTACTTAATTGTTTATTTTTAGCATTTAATCTTGATTTTGCTATTGCCTCATCAAATTTGCCTTGAAAATAATCGAACGATATTTCAGTATTACCCAATTGGTCTAACGCCGCATAAGCATCTTTAGATTTTGCTATAATATCATCCATTCCAGACAAAAAAGAAGTAAAGTCTCCAGAACCAAGCGAATAAAAAAATTCATCTACGCCATTTTTTGCCGACATCATAGCAGCGGCAGTTTGGTCTCCCAAAGTTTGCGAAGAATTGAGTAATTTAGTAAACCCTTCTCCGGCACTAACAACTAAACCAATTCCGCCTGCTACTTTTGTGAAACTAGAACCGACCGATTTAGCCATATTGCTAATACCACCTTGAAATGAATTAACACTATTCCTTGACTTCTCTAAATTCGCATCGAAGTCATTCGTTTTTAACAATAATCTTGCTATTATATCAGACATCTTTATTCGGGTTTAATTGTGATTCTACTTCTTTTGCCTTAGCTCGTAATCGTTGTATCTCCTCGTCCGTTACGCTCGTATCTTTCTTTTCTTCTTCATCCCACGAGAACCGGAGTATATCGGTTTGCTTTAGCGTTTTTGTGCTATTAGATTGCGCTATAATGAAACCTAACAACCTAGTTTGCTCCCACGATTCCCGATTGCGTCGATTCAATCCGTCTATAAACGATTCAACCTCGATAAAGTCCATTTTATCGAGGAAGTAATCGGGAGCTATACCGCCTTCGCCGACAACACGCGAATAGAGTTCGCGAATACTTACTGCTTTCGTTTCCGCGCTGTCACCTTCTTTTTTTTTACATCATTTCCTGCTAACTGCGAGCGCCGTTTAATCTCCTCTAAAATAAACTCTTTGAATTGTTCGAATAACGTCAAATCATTTTCGCACAATTCGATAAACTCATCAAATTTCAATTGGAAGGAGTCTTGATTACTTGCAATCAAGAATGAGTAAAACAAAAGGAATTCATCTAACATTTTTCCAAACTGAAACGGGTATCCGGATATAGATTCAAATACAAAGAACGCGCGAAGCGTATATTTCAAGATAAATTCTTTTTCATTAAGTGATATTGTTCTCATTGAATAGCTGTTTTAGTGAGCGGCAAAACACCGCCCATAGTTACTTACTAACCGTTTCTTTGGCTAACGCTCCCGTACCTTCAAATGAAATCGAGAATGTCGCTTTGTCGCCGTCCGGTGCATTCGCTTCTAAAGAAGTAATAACAGCCTTTCCGGTATACGCGCCTGCAGCAAGTGTCCATCCGGCTTCGGGCATTTCATTAATATCAGGATTGCCTACAATACCGAATTTCAGAGTTACGGGCTTATGTGCAATAAACAACGCAAATAACTTGTCATAGCTATTCGCATCCGCATCCGCGCTAAACACATTTTCACTAGAAGCGTTCCAAGACAGTTTTTTAATGTCCTTTTCCGTCCAGATACCAGAATCTTTACTTTGTGTATCGATTGTCTCAGCAGACAATCCCAATTTACAGGAAGTAGCCAAAGCTATAGCCTTATCTTCCATAAATAACATTAGATCTTTACCTAATACCGCCTTTGCCTTACTCATAATTTTATTGTGTTTTAGTTAATTATTCAGTTTTAAAAGAGAAAACGAGTCTTTGAATGAAAGTATCTTCGATAAAATCCTCATCCGCACTCATTAGTTTTGCATCTATTACATCGAAATCGTTATAACTTCCTCGTTTGGTTTCGAGTGATTTACGTACTTCTTCTGCTATTGTAACAGAGTTTGAGTAGTTATCACTAGCTACTACTACCTCAACCGAAACGGTATCTCCCGTACCGTAGCGATCTTTCGTGTATTCCGGCGTTAAAGAGCCACGTTTATAAATCACAAACGGGAAAGATGTTTCCGTTTTGGTTGAGATGGCATATATTTTATCAGAAACCAACTTTGTCAACTCTGTAGAGCTGCTTAACTTCTTATATATATGTTCGCCTATTGATAAACTCATTTCTTCTTACTTGCTACTTTCATTATAGAATCAATTATATTTTTCTCTAGTGAGTTCTCCGCTTCTTTCTGTTTCGATCTAACAGCGTCAGAAAAGAAATGAGAAGCATTTATAATACCTCTATTCGCTCCTTTTTTGGTAGCTCGTTCTTTGGTTCCCGACTCAAACCACTTTAGCATATATGCGCGTGATCCTTTTTTTCTTCGGTCGATCAGATCAACCCGAGCGCCGGAAGCATTACGATAAACCGCTATGTTTATTTCATTCTTTAGCGGTTTGAAAGACACTCCATTCTTTGAGCTTCCAAATTCTGCATCAGTAACAGCAGAAACTAAATTTTCTTGTGCTTGTTTACGAATGATAAGAATCGACTTTCTAAGAGCAGACGAAATAGCCCTTTTCGCTTCTTTATCATTCAACCGTTTAAGCAACTCGTTTACTCGCGTTGCATCCACTTCGACACGATACAATCCGCGTCCGGTGTATCTGTTATTACTCATTGATTACCTCTGCTTCTATAACCGTCGCTTGTTGCTTCCGGTCGTGATTAATAGATAAAATCTTATACTTTTGACCGCCGTAGTCGATTCGCATTTTAGCGTTGACCTCTTTGCAAATGCGAATCATTATTGTATTAACAGTCGTGTTGTATATCTCGCCGTTAGCCTCCTTGCGTGCACCAGACTTAAAACGGATATATGCGCGTTTATCGAACACCTTCACCCAACTTTCAGACGTGCCGCCCAGATTATCCCGCTTTGACTCGCTACGGTAAAAAGCAATCATTTCGTTTAATAATCCCGCTTGCATTATGTATATCGTTTTAAAGGTTGAAGTAATAGTTCTACGTGTCCCGGAATAACTTGCGGCGTGGCAAATGTTACCGATTCGCGATTAGCATAGTAATTTGCTGCGTAAATTCGGATAGCGTGCCAAATGCGCCTATCTATTTTTCCATCCTCGACATAAGTATCTAAGGGATTATTTAAATATGCTTCTATAAGGAGTTGAACGGGCTCAATAAGACTAGATATATATGTATCGTCCGTGTCGAAATCTACATTTAAATGCTGTTTAAGCTCTTCGAGTGTTACATATTGTACCATACTTCAAGAAATTACAAAGGGCTAAAGCTATGAAGCCAAAGCCCTTTAATTACTAGTATATTATAAGACTATGCGCCTTTCTTAGCAATAGCAAACGCTTCGGAACGGGCTATCACAATATCGTAATCGGAGTTTAACACAAAGTTTACGATATTACTTTTTGCTCCTGTATATGGATCGATGACTAAATCCATATCGCCAAACTGACCTAATGCGACATTAGAGAATACACCAAAACCAAGAGAATCCGCATCCATATAATTAGTAACGAGCACCGGATAACCATTCACCAAACCATTTTGGCAAATCATTTCAGCTGAACCCGCTGCCTTCGGAGTGGATTTCAAAGCGCCATATACCTTCGGAGTACATACATAAGCGGCTGTACCATCCGTAACATCCACACCTGCATTCATCACAGTAGATTCAAGCTCTACAACATTGGCAAATGTCAAAGCGGTAGTATATTTCACGTCCGGCGTAGTTTTCACAAAAACGCCATTACTTGCACCGGAAAGCGCAGTTCCCGAAAACATCCATTTATTCAAAGTACGGGCAACACCGAGTGAAATTTGCTTCAAAACAACATCCTGCAAAGAATAGTTCGTTTGGTTGATCGCACGTTTTGATACAGGAATAGAAATAGAGACACGTTTAGGAGAAGCCTTGATTTTGTCGATGTTTAGTTCCGTATCTGTAACTGCAACATTCTCACCCTGTATCGTAGCCTCAACCGCCGCCAATGTTGGAAAAACGAGATCGCCCACGAGTCCGCTTTGCATCTTGATACCCAACTTATCGATTACCAATCCTTTTTCGAGCGGTTCAATGATTTCACCGATTGTAACCGGAACCATGCTAGCAGCATCGGCTGTATCTGTTACAGTTACCGCACGTTCTACAACTTTAATACCGCCTTCCGATACTACTCCGTCGTATTCTTCCAAAGAACGATGATTCACGACATCAAAAACTGCCTGCGAAAACAGTGCGCGACGGTCTGATACTAAACCCGCATTAATGTCTTCAAGCGCGCGGCGCTCTACTTTCATCTCCAAAAGTTCTTTTTTTGTTTTCAACTGTTCAAACTGTTCTTTCTCATTTGCATCCAATGCTCTTTTCTCTGCCTCTGCTTTATCCAGCATAGCACGCATTTGCTCTTTGTATTGAGCAATTGTTTCAAATTCTTTTCTCATGCTTCAAATTGATTTGCGTAAATTATTAAGTTCGACTAAATAGTCTTTATTCTCGTATGACAACTCCTCTATTACATCCTCAATACTACGAACTGTCACATCAGTTCCATAGAAAGCAGGATCGACAACAGGAGATATATCGGAAATTCTATCTATTTTATGTACAGTACGAAGTAGCAGCCCGTCTTTCATGGAATAGGTAACTTTCGTTTTATCCTTCTCATTTGCAGCGTATGCAAACGATGATCCGAAGATGTCGCCACGTTTAATCATTTCTACAGCAAAGTCGCCATCCGGAGTATTAGGAGCTTCAAATCTATATTTTAATCCGTAGTCGTCAAGTTCGAGCGATAAAGTGCCTTCGCCACGATTAGAACGGGCTAACAATCTCTGCTTATTATGATCTAACAAGGCTTTGACGTCACAATTGCGTAACAAATCCTTCGTTATAGCCCCTTTCTCGATAACCTCAATAAAAGCACGCTGTTTCTCCTTATCGAACATTACGCGGCTTTCTTGTCCGAATACAACTGCGTATCCTTCTATAACTCTTCCGTCTCCTGCTTTTGGAGCGCCTAGCTCTGTAAAACTTCGTATTTCCATATTCTACAAGTATCGTTTACTATATACTTATTTATCCATTCTTTGGTAGCTCTAATTTTTGATTAGCCGTTTCGATAGGCTGAACATTGCAGGAAATAAATACCTTATCGCCTCCTTCAATAGGTGATTGATCCACACGCCTACGGGCTTCATTGACACTAAATATTCCGGCTTCTTCCATTGTTTTAAGATATGTCGCTTGAGTAGTTAGATCAGTTTGATACAAACAAGCCAAATCGAATGAGATTTTGTATAAGTGTGCTACCGAGTTAGGAATTAGTTTATAATTAAACTCTGCCTCGATTTGTTTCAGTATTGGCTGCAGGGTATCAGTTAAAAAAGAAACATTGCTCATTTCGGAAGCCTTGTAATTAGTAGATTGTCCAGCAAATACTTTATCCGGATGCACGCCGTAGAACCTGCATATATCAAGAATACTGAATTTCTTTGTTTCCAATAGTTGCGCATCTACCGGATTAATAGAAAGTTGATGGAATCCAACATCACCGGGAACGGAAATAATATCTCTCCCCGTATTTAATTGTTCTTCTATGCGATCTCCAACGGTAGAGAGTTGAATATCTGTCATACCTGCACCGGGCAACCCTCTATTTGTTTCTTTTACACCAGAAACAAGCCCTTTTATCTTACTTCCGTTTTGGAAGGTTCGCAAGTTTTGATTATCTGCACTCGCAGCGATTGAAAATATGCGGCTAGCGTACGTTATGGTACTTACCCCTGTATATCCCCCATCTAAACTATTATTTTTAAGATGGATAATTTCGTAAGATTCAAAACGTCCGTATATCCGGTTATATGGATCAGAAATAATATAAACATCATTCAATTTGTCATAGGTTACTGTATTATTTGCACATAATACAAGCTCGCTGACACTACCGAACTTTCGACGGATAACGATGTAGGCGTTTCCTTGATTTACGATTTGAACAACCATATTCCTAACCATTTCAAAACTATTCATCCGGCGATTAGGCATACGAGTTAATATCGTATATAATTCATTTTCCTCGTCTGGTGAAAAATAACCATCCTTTTTCCGCTTAATGATAAGGGGTAAAGATGCAATAGTTCCCGAAAGAATGGAAGTACATCTATATGCGGCTGAAAGTTTCATAGCCTGGTTACTGCTATTTACGTCTATTGGCTGATCGGGCAACGATGGTAATCGAGTATTTATCGCCGCATTCTGATTCGCCGTACTCGTTTCTGCATTTAAAGCGCGTTTTTGCGTCTTTGAACGCCCCATTTCTAAATTAAAAGATAGTTTCATTATACCTCCATGTTATTAAATAAGTAGAATGTCATTAGGTTTGTTATCGTCGAATCAATCTTTGCATTATGCGTTTTCTTGACTGGCTTCTTATTCATATTCCGATCTTCGTCTAACACCGCATTACCAAAGCAAAACGGCGTTATCGGATTAGGGCTAAACGTGAGCTTGTTCCGATATAGTGCAAGTTCAAAAGATTCTATCGGGCTTGTAAACGTCCCGTATGTCTGCTTAACAGGCTTTATATATTCACTCGCACCGCCTACGGAATAAGTAAGAAGGTTCACAAATTCAGCCGATTTGTACGGATCGTACCCAATACCCATGATTTGCAAATACTTTGCACGTGCGAGTATATCGTTTACTATTTGCTGATAGTCGATAATATCACCATCGCAAAGAATTAAATAGCCCGCTTTCGCCCAACCCTCGTAAAGTTCTCGATTCGGATGATCTTTCAAAGCTCCTTTCGGAAAATAGTAATCCGTGTGCGAATGAAAAGAGCCGCTTTCTTTCGAATAGATATTATAAGTAACCGAAGAAAAATCGTCTCGGACGGACAAATCAACCGCCGCCATCGTCAACGGATAAGTACCGATATTCTCAATTCTAATATCTTTGAATCGCTCTTCGATCTGCTTCGCCTCTATCCATTTTATTGTCGAATCAACCGCAAATACATTAAGTAATTTTGTCCGAAATTCCAGCGCATCCGGTGCACTGTATAAAGCCTTTTGGTATGCGTCAATATAGAAATCTTCATAAACGGTTATACCCATGTGCGGTTGTACCTTACGCCACGTCGCCGGATCTCCTTCCTCATCATCTATATCCGGTTCGAAGATATGCGCAAATATTGAATCGTTTTCAATTTCACCGCGTAGGATTGCTTTATACATTTTGAGCATTTCGACGAATGGAGCTGTTTCTTTATCGGATGCAGTCGTTATAACTACGGTTAAAGGGTTGAGCCGTGCACCCATTGAGGAAGTTAATACATTCTTCAACGCGGCGCTATCGGCTTGTGAATACTCGTCTACTATTACCATGCTTGCGTTAAGTCCGTCTAATTTATCCGGGTTAGAGGCAAGGCAACGGGCAAAAGAGGTTTTTCCCTTTATGCGATTATATATGATTTCTCGATTAATTTTGAAGTGTCTAAACTTCGGATCGAGAGACTTTAAAATATTACGTATTTCATCAAAACAAACTTTCGCCTGATTATATGAGTTTGCAGCAACGTATGTTTGTGCGTTCGCATCACCGAACAACAAATCGTTAATCGAAAGACTCGCTACGCTTGTTGTCTTACTGAATTTACGCGGGACGAACAAAAGAGCTTCACGAATCAAACGTTTGTTTGTACGGGGCTTGTAAAACGCTAAAATATTAGAGAACTGAAACACCTGTATCGGAGTCAGTTTATATCTAGTCTTTCCCTTTGTGCCGGAGAATTTCAAACGCTCGTAGAACGTGACGAACTTCTTTACTTCCTTGATCCGAAATTCGTATTTATCGAGGAAAACAAAGAAGCGGCGAACGGCTAGCAACTCGTAAAGATTGTGCGCGTCCGGATTGTTAATACAACCTTTGATATACACATTTAGTCTTTCGTCTGCCTTATCTAGTCCATACGAATCAACATCGATGTTTTGCAGATCGGAAACAACCGACCGCTTTAATGCTATCAGCTTATCCCTATTCTCCTTCTCCATCGCGATCAATCTTGTTTACTTCGTTAATCAAATCGTTTACTTCGTCGGCGTCAGATGCGGATAGCGTTTGGAAAGTCAAACCAAGTTCGCGTAATTGTTTGCGCGTTGCTTCGAGTGCATCGAATAAAACTTTGAAAGCAGGATGCGCCGTAAGTTTATCATTATTTTCGCGGGACACTTCTTTCACGTATGACTTCATACGCTTCTTTGAAATATCGTTTAATGCAATTTGAAACGCCATATATGAACCTGCGCAAAGAGTTATACAGAGGTCTAAATCTTCCGTATATGTTCCTTGCGACTCCATCGCGGCGCGAATCTTTTCTTTTATTTCGTCCAAATCACACATTTTTATAGGCTTTTTGCATATAAGAAAAGTTCGCAAGTATTTGGTAGCTCGGAAGATGCGTGCAAAAAGCTCACCCCCAACGCGTACCCCCTCGTTTCAAAAATTACTCGCGCGTGTAAAGATGGGGTGAGGTGGGTTTAGCGTATCGCGTTAAAAAATAAAAAAACCGCCCCCTCTTCGTCGAGGTTGAGCGGTTGTAAACAAACCAGAAAAGAACGATTAAACTCCGTTCGACGGCTTCAAGAACTTATCTGCAAAACGTTCCGTCATTCGTTTATTATTCGCCTGAACCGCCTCTTTCGAATGACTGAAAGCGCACCGATGTATCTCGGAGTGGCACGAATGGCAGAGACTTTGCAGATTGTTATAATCAAACATTAGTTGCCTCATTCCGAGTTCATGCGACACGGACTCAACTGGGACAATATGATGCACTTCCGTTGCGAGCGTACTTCTATTGTTCGCTTCGCACACTTCACAAACCGGATTGTTTTGCAGCTTCTTAGCTCGAAGTAACTTCCAACGATTAGAGTTAATCATCTTAATGTAATGCGGGTTTCTACTCATAATTCATCATAATTAAAAAGAATCTTATCACATTGATAACAATCGTGCAACTCCTTTCGTGTCGCCTCGATGTCGTCCGTTTCTATCTCAACTAAATGCGTCTCGGACACATTGCCAGATTTGCATTGAATACGTCTAATTATATACATAACGTTTCGATCCTATCTAGACCATTAATCAGCAATCTAATCCGTGCGCAGTTCCCGTCGCATCGGGTTGATTGTGTTTCCTGTTTATGTATCCGACTCGCACAACCTTTGCAATTCTTTGACGGGCACATTTGTTTATACACTTCGATAGCTTGCCGCCTTGTTTCGTCTCTCTGTATCCGAGCTGCTTCGATAGCAACTTTTCGGATTAAGCCACGCGAGCGGATGCGCTCGTTTGTGGCTTGTTCGATGTACTGTTTTACTTTACTCATTTTACCGTGTTATTTTTAGGTTTATAATTCCATCCGTTTAACTCGTAGACTTTCCGTTTCGCCTCTTCCTGCGTTGCCGCATCATCTACCTTTGTGTCTCCGTCTGGATCACGACGATAGATATTGAAGTGATGGAAGCGAGGGGAATAATAATACTTTGATTTATTTTGCGTTTGGCTCATTTCTAATTTGTTTATTAGTTAAAATACTCACAACAAACAAATCCCTTTCGAGGGGTAAAGTCTTTAAACTCACAACTTCTAAAAATCCACTTCTTATCAGCCCATCCGGCTAAATCCTTTTGCCATTGAGGAATTATTTGGCGAGGATTATTTAAATCCCGGTAAGGCTGACAATGCGGTAAGAACCGACCGCCTTTATTCTTCCAATGATTGACACGCTCAAACGATTCTTTGAAGTCATCAAGCAGGATACAATAAAAGAAGTATTCGCCTTTGTACCCATATTTATCAATCAAATCAGTAGCGCGTTCACATTCAGCAATCTGTCCCGGTGTATCACAACCGAACCTTATTCGCTTTATCCACTTCACCTTTGCAAGCAACCGGGCTACATCATCCGTTACTAGCCGAGCGTCTAAGCCTTGATTGAAGTCTACACGTAGTCCTAGACGGATAATTTTCTCAATCTGTTGTAAACCGTAGTCGGATGCAAGTATATTATTATCCATGAGAATTATATTTTTACGACCGTTTACGGCTATTTCTTCAATATCCATATAAGGAGTAATCTTACCTTCTTTATCGGGAACAATGCACCATTTGCACTTATTCGGACACCCACGAGTGAGAAAACCATAAGCTAAATTCTTATCAACATTATACAGATCGTAATCAGGAATCATTCTATCAATTTCCGGTAGAAGAACCTTTTTTATGTCATACCCTGTACCACCTTTCTCGATCTGATCGGCATTAAGATAATAGCCATAATCTGGTGTGAAAGAAAATACTTTTGCCGAATAAACTTTATCATAAAAGCACAAAGGATTATACCACTCTACATTATCACCTCTTGCTTTGTGATAGCTGCTAATCTTCATCAAGGCGAGATTAGGATAATTACTGTCAACTGCTAATATTCCGATGTTCATTACTGATTTGTTTTGGGGGTTATTTATTAAAGAATTTGAGAAGTCTATCGGCTTCTCTTTTATCCCTGCCAACATAAATAACATTGTTAATCTTCCGTTTACGGATAATATATGTTGGTCTATTCATTATTTCAAAGTAGGCAAGCCGATAGCTTTCTTTGAGAGAAAAAGACTTATCAGAAGGCTTTTGTCTACGACATATAAACTCTCCTTTTTTTGTATTTCTTTTCTTCATTACTAATTTTTTTTAATCATACAGCATCAAATAATAGATTCTGGCATTTATCCGATTCAGCCTGTTTGCAGTTCTTGATAGCCTCATTGAAATAGCTTTCTTTCAACTCAAAGCCTAATCCCAAACGACCTAATTTTATAGCTTGATACACTTCAGAGCCAATGCCCAAGAATGGAGTAAAAACAATATCATCTTTATTGCTCCACAGCGTTATAGCGCGTTCGATGGTATCAAGTTGTAACGGGCAAATGTGCTTCTCGTCATTTTTATCCCTTCCTTTTACACCGTTCAACGTATTAGAGTAATCTATATCCATCCAAACCGGAGAAGCGTATTTCTGCCAAGTATCAACCGAAATATCGCAATGTACAGGATGTTCATGTACTCCCTCCTTGCGAAAAACCATCAAGTAATCAGGAATACCCACACGACTCATCGCAGCGTCTTTCTTAACCTGCTTATGAAGTAATCCAAGTGCCTTTGTACGTTGCATCTCTGTCACAGGATTTTTCCAGATAGTAACACGGGAATGATAGATAAATCCAACTTCGGTAAACGCTTCTAATATCATTCCAGAAAAATCACGCAACCCGATGTATCCTTCCTTTCCTTTTTGAATAGGCAAATCCATACAGTGAACAGCCACATTTCTACCACTCCACATAACCCGGTATAACTCTTTAACCAAGAATTTAAAGGCTGTAATGAACTCTTTATAATCTTTTGAATTACCCATATCTTCCAGCTTATCTGAATAGGTATACAATTCTGCGAATGGAGGCGAAAATATAGAGAATCCTACACTTTCATCGGGGACACTCTGAATGAGCTGTACGCAATCCCCTAACTGAATATTACAGTATTCGGATTGATAAGATTTCGACACGTCCATTTTGCTAAGACTTACTTTGTTATTGATATTACGATTCATCGATTCAGTCATTGACTTTTGCATATCAAGGAACGAGTTTTGTTTCTCGTCAAATGATTTGCGCACATTTTGCATTGTATCCGTAACGATCAAGTAGATATTAACTTCGTTTGTCTGACCAAACCGATAGGAACGCCGGATACCTTGATAGGTAGATTCAAAGGAGAAATCGAGTGATGCGAATATCTGATTATGGCAGTTCTGGTAATTCAATCCAAATTGAGCAATCTTTAATTTGGTAATCAATACCCGAAAATCTCCATTACCAAAACCTAATAGCCGCTCTTTCTTCACGCCTTTGTTATCGCTTCCTTTTACCTCTATCGCATCAGGTATAAGACTTCTAAGGAGTTCGCCCTCCTCATCATGCCCTATCCAAATAATAAAATTTTCGGATGATGCGTTTACAATCTCCGCAACACGTGTAATACGTTCATTGATCGTTGCCCTCAATTCTTTATGGTAGTCAGTAGCGGATACGGCAACATCGTTAAAAAGCATTCCGTTGTCTCTCTTCTCTGTATGAACATACTCTTCGATGATATTCAGCGGTGGCAAGTCATATCCTGTACCGTCAAATCCAATATCACTCGGTTTGCTCAGCATTACAGCCCATGTAGAAACAAAGTCCCAAAACTCCTGCTTTGCGTGCCCTTTCAATCTCCAATCAGATGTAGATCCACCATCATGAACGAAATACATAGCAAGCATTTCATTACGTGTCATTATGTTTAGAAACTCGGCATGATTGCATAATTCGGTAGTGTCATTCGGTGAGGGCGTCGCGGTGCAACATAGTTTGTAAGGAGTGTCTTTGAAACTGTCAATCAATAACTGCTTAGTTTTCCCGGCAAAATTTTTCAAGATAGAGCTTTCATCAAGTACTATACCGCCAAAAAGATAAGCGTCTATATTCTCCATATTATCGTAGTTGGTAATGTAAATTCCCGCTTTTAAATCTTGATCAAAAACTGTAATTCCCAACTCTATAACTTCATACCCGAATTTCGCGCCCTCTTTAATAGTCTGCCCAATAACTCCCAAAGGAGCAAGAATTAATACGGGTTTATCAATATGTTTTTGAACTTTATCAGCCCATTCGAGTTGTTGGATAGTTTTTCCCAATCCGCAATCCTCAAACATGGCAAATCGACCTGCCCTCAACGCTCGCCGTACACAATACTTTTGAAACGGGAAAAGCATATTGTTTAACTCGTTATCATTCAATTCAAAACCGCTTTCTATTACATTGGTCTGCTTCATCTTTAAAAATTCCATATATTCTTTCATTGAAGTGTTATATTAATCGTTAATAAATTCATCATCGTACTCTACTATTTCGCTTTTTACAGGCTTCTTTACCGGAACGCGGATCGCCTTTTCTATAAACTTACTTGATAGATACCTATTCGCTTGTTCCCAATCTGTAAAATGTAAATCCGGATCGGTATAGAGCGAGATAATCGTAGAGTTCAATTTGTCGAGTGCTCCGAATGCACTTGAATTTATTGTGCCGTCTAAAGGTGTAAACTTGGCTACTAAGTCGTTATAATTCTCTGATACAAATCGGTCTATATATTTCCGATTTCGTTCATTTGCTTCGGTATGTTCTATGGGAATATCGTGCAAATAATTTGTGTTTGATAATTTTCTAACCATATTAAAATCCTTCTAATCGTTTTTGTCCGTTCATTTCGTCTACCTTGTGTTGTGGTAGTTTTCGTTTTGGTTTTACATACTCGAAATGACGTTCCGCATCTGATAAGTCGTAAAACATTTCTTTGATTTCATCCGGTAGCATTTCTTCATCATCATCGCCGGGTTGAGGATCGGCAACCCGAAGAAAACAGCCTAAAATGTACTGCATAATCTCGTATGTGCTTTTGAAATGGTAATCGGCACGAATTTTATCAAGCCTTTGCCATTGTTCCAGATCAACCCGAACGGGAATCTTTTTAAAGTACACTAATTTCTTTTTTCTGCTTCGCATGGTTTCGTTATATTAATTATCTTCTACTAGCTCCGTTCAGGTCTAGAACGTTAAACATTTCATTTATTCTATCTGCGATATACGCACCGTAAATAGTCTGTATTTCCTTGATCGTTAAGTTTGTTGTAACATGGGTTATTACCTCATGTCTCAACTCATACCGACATTGGAAAATATACTGCATCACGTTTAACTCTGTACCGAAATACTTTGCGGGAATCGGTTCCCGTCCTAACTCATCAAAACAGATCATTCGCGGTATTCCGTTGTTGTAAGTATACAATTCCAGCGCATCCTTTCCACGCATCGAAAAACCGTTTGCAATGCAGGAAGCCGAATCAATTCTAAATCCTCCGATCGGATAACCGCCTTTCGATTTACCGCGAGTAAAATAGCTATATCGGTTCAGAATTTGCATGATAGTACTTTTCCCCGTACCGATATTACCACGTAACAATAGCCCTTTATTTACGTCCAACTTCTCAGATCGTCCTTCTGCATATAAAAACAATTGATTCATTAAGTTTTTATTTGATTCGTCAATCTTAAAATCGGGACAAACATATTTGCAGCACGCTTTGAACCACTCCGGACGTTTTTTTATTTCTATCGGCTCGTCATAATATGGTCGTCCGTATGATAGTATCTCCGCTATCGGTAGAGTCTGTTTGATTCTTGTTTCCATTTCCGTTTTTATTGTTTTTCAGCTCAAAGAATCCTGCCCAATTATTCGCAATCGCTTCATTTATAATTTGAGATGCAATTTCAGGATTACCCTTGCTTAATTTTACTAATTTGTTGTAACACGCTTTGAGTGATTTTTCCGATTTATAGTTTTCTCGTCTATCTTTCTTGTATTCAAGCCAAAGAGTAAACGCTTCTAAAAACTCAGTAGATATAAAATCAAAATCCCCATGAGAGACCTTAGAGAGTATATTTTTGTTTGGTTTCTGTTTTAGTTTATTATAGTCTGTACTATCCCCTGTATTATTGACTCCCTTAACTACTGTACTATCCCCTGTATCATTGGCTGTTTGATTGGCTGTAAAATTTACAGTAGTTGTTACAGTGGTTTTAAATTCCTTCACGAAAGAATAGGAGCTTATAACACGTTTGTTTTTACCAGATTTATAATAAATCAATCCTGCATTTATTAAAGACTCACGGGCTTTTATTAGTGTTTTCTCATTCACGTTAAGCGCAAAACAAAGTTCAATGTTCGAGCAATCGAAAACGTCCCTCCAATCTTCGCCGTTACAAATAGCCACTAATTCATAAAAAAGGGCTTGTTCGGTGGCGGTAAATCTGAAACGTCGTCGTGCTTTTCTCATTTTTTCAGTTAGCGTATATCCGTCTATATTCATCACACTTATAAAATCTACCTAGCGACATAATAACTACATACTCTTACCCCTACCGACCTCCCTACCTTAAAGACAGAGCAATAACAAATAAAATTACTCTCTTTGCCACCGTTCCTACACGTTCGGCAATCATGTTTTACTCGCTTTGGTGATGTTTTCGTTTTCATTCCTATACCTCCTTTATTTTAATTCCATGAACGTGAAGCATGAGCTTACGTTTGATTATATACTCTTTTGTTCGAACTCCTTTCGCATCTTCGACGACATATTCACCATCCCGATAATAAACGAAGTCTGCAATGTAATAAACACCCCGTTCGATAAGTTCTTTCTTACGCAACATCTTCCGTACTCCTTGCATCTCATAGAAATGATATTGAGGCGAAATAAGCTCGAATTTAACTTGTTCCTGTAGTCCGGTTATGACACCTTTCTTTTCTAGGAGTTTTAACTCTTTAGCGCGTCGGTACTCCTTTTTAGAGTCGTATCCGTCTATCTTAACATTATTATATTTTGCCATATATTAAAAATAAATTGTCGTCTAACCAGATATTCTCTACGCTGATTAGACGTAGAATATAGAATTTAAAACTTAAATACGAGGGCTTTCACCTCACGATGTCCTTTGCATCGGCATTATTGGTTAATAATATTATTTGAAATAGTCTTTATTCTTTCTTTTCGTACGGATAAACATCGACAATCGCCGTTTCTTTAAGGAGAATAGAAGAATAATCCGCCATTGTTCCTTTCATGCCTTCGTCGAGTTTCTTCATTGCGTCGTGAATGTCTGCAGCCTTTATAAGTACGTTTGTATAGGTTCGTTTCTCCTTGCCGCTTTTCTCATCAAGCGTAATGAAAGCAAGTCGACCAGCAAACCATTTATCGGCAGAATCTTCTTCGCTCGTAAATATCTCGCTATAATGCGCGCGGGAAATATCGGACACAGTGAACTCACCGGAAATAAACGGTGTAACTTCTTCGATTATTCGTGATTCCGCTTCGGTGAAACTTAACGCATCGACCAAATACGGCTCAGTAACTTTCTTCTGCATTCCGTTCTCCATTACTTTTTCATAACGGATTTTACATAAAAACCAAGTGTGCATCATTTCGTGTTTATTAAAGTGTTTATAAGAATGTGATTAATCGTGTTATGTTAATGTTGTGACGGTACTTTCTTTGTTAGTCTCTTTAATTCTTTCCGTAACTTATAAATCTGATTCTTTACCGGGACGCTATTTTTCGATTCCGGCTTTAACGTTTCGATCTGTATCTTTAATTCTAATACCGCTTTTGCTTTATCTATACAATCGAGAAAGTCCAGACCGGAACGGATAGATTCATCTATTATTTCGCTAGACAATCGGATACGATCATAGAGTTTTTTTATATCCTCCGCATGATCGGAACGGTTCATTTCAAGTATCCGACCGTCATTTACATAGCCGTCATAAATGACATAATACAATCTGTTTACATCCGGTCTACCGAGAAAATGACCGAGAAACTGCCAATAATATTCATCTTTTTCGCTGATGGCATTACTAAACTGCAGCGATTCGATTTTACCTTGCGACATGGGACATTTGATTTCACCCAAAGCGATAATCTTTCCATCGAATCCATATACATAAAAATCTGGGGAATCCCCAAAGCCTTCAAACGGTTCATTAAAAATAATATCACTAAAATCTGTTGTACATGATTTAATATCATTCATCAATTGACTACGAACCCATTCTACCGCCAGCGGTTCATTTTCGTGCCCCCAATCGAAAGCTTTTGCGCTTCCGTTTTCTCGTATTGTCCCGGTTCTACGTTCATACCGTACTAAATACATCGCATCCAACGCAGCTTTACCAAAGGGACAACCTTTGCCAGCTTTCATTAAGTCGGGAAGTGTAGAGGCGGTTATTTTGCCCCGTCTCCTCTCCTTCCATTCCATTTCTTTTTGCTCACTTGATTTCATGTGTTACTAATTCTTTTATTTGTTCTTTAGTCAGTTTATATTTCGTTTGGACTTGTGCAACCGTAAAGCCACCCGCCAAACCGTCAAGGATATTTTTCCAAATAGCCGATCCTGTTTCTACCGTAGGCAATGAGTTCTCGACTTTCGGCATAAAAGGACGAATGCGAAGCGAATCAACTTTCTCGCCAAAAGCATCTACCATTACCGCGCCTATTTGAATCTGTTTGTTTATCCACTCCTCAATATTAGGGGATTTAAAGAGTTTCGTCATAGTCTTGCAGTTCGTCCGGTTAAGAATCATCGGTTTTACATTTTCGTAGAAGTAAGCGACGAAACATTCTTCTTTCTTGCCGGACGCACCGACTACTAATTCTTTTTTCGTTTCGCGGATAGTAAGAATTATATCTTTTCCATCCGGTAGGCTGTAAGCGCCTAAATAGTCATAATTAAATTGAGTTTTCCAATGTGTCATTATCGTATTCTTTAAAAGTTATCTTTTCCATCCTGATAAAGTGATTCATAACAACGTGTACAAACCGTAATAATCTTTGTTCCACGCCTACCACGTTCATACGTCTCTACTTCCAGCTCAATCTCTTCACCCGGTTCTATTTCTTCTCCGCAATCTTCACAAACTAGAGTATCAGTAGGACACGCGCCAAGAACCGTGCAGATTCGACAATTACCGATACATTGAGGATTCGCCGCCATGTCGTTTCGTGTTTAAATAGTTACAGACTAGCACATATACAACCGTGATAAATACGATCAATAGTGCGATAATTAATTTGCCCGCCTCCGGATCGCCCTCTGCAAGGCTACACGCTAAAAGCATTAAGATGATAGCAACCGGACTTTGTTTTAGTGTCAACATAATATTTCTTTCTAGATTACCTTATTACTCTGTATGAATCTATCTATACTTGATAAATCGTACCAGATCATTTTTCCAAATTGAGAAAAGGAAACTAGTGCTTTTTCTCGTAACGTTCTCAAAAAATCATCCGAGCATCCTATATAGGATTTTGCTTCATCTTTACTAAGCCACTTCTTTACTATTGGCTCAACCTTTCCGGTTACTCTAGTTCGTCCCATTGTCGTATCATTCTTTGCGTTCAACATAAATGTTATCTCCGTCGATCCAAGTTTTAAAAACTTTTCCTTCATCGGTTTTTAAATCGGACGCGGTCGTTCTCACTGATTTTCTGCGGTTGCGTGGAAAGTAGGTTTGTCTCCCTACTTCCATCGCTTGCAGTGTCGGTTTAATTGGTGTTGTGTTCATTGCTAATATTTTATTTTGTGTTTAAAATTCAAAATCGGTAAAAACGATTTTATCAGGAGAGAACAATCTTTCATGATTGACATCTTCGAATTTATAAGTACTATACTTTTTATCCGAACGAACATACTCACCTTTAATCCATACGGGGGACGAATCGCAATCTTTCAATCTGAAATACTCGCCTTTCTTCAGTTCTTTTATCTTCTTGCTTGTCATAATCGTATTTATTATGTAGCCCCGAAGGGCTACGGATTAATATTAAATCTTTTGGTATCCGAATGAGTTCATAAACTTCTCCGCGCCTTTGAACGTTTTGAAAGTCTTGCTACTAGAAAACGTACACGCTAAGAATCTTTGTCCGACTGTTGTATTAATTAAACTTACACAACATACTGCTTCGCTTCCTGCTTTTTTAAATTCTACGTCTCCGATCATTCCTGCTTTCATAATTCTATACTTTTATTTGTTATTTCTTGATTGATTGATTAACTTTGATGCGACAAAGATACATGACTATACTCTACTATACAAATATTTAGTAGAATATATTCTATTAATTAACCTTTATTAGTGGATGATAGTATGACTATAAAAGAGAAAATTCAAAAATACATTGATTATAAAGGAATTAGTGTATATAGATTAGAGGCAGAAGCCGGATTATCTAAAGGTTATTGGGGTAAAACAAAAAGTATATCCGCCGATATAGCAATGAAAATTAGTAGAGTATACGGTGATATATCTACTGAATGGCTTCTACGAGATAAAGGAGAAATGATTAAAAATGCAGAGCGAGAACAAAAAACAATCGAGATTTCCGAATCTGCAATAAGCGAAACAAAGCGAAAAGGAGCATTAATTTACGATATAGACGCAACTTGCGGGCTAAGCGGTAGAGATGTAGACTTTACGGACGAAAAAGTTATAGGAAGTATAGACGCACCGGAGATAAACCCGGATTCAAAGATTATTTTCGCTACAGGGGATAGTATGTTACCGTTAATCGCTTCGGGTGATAGAGTAGTAATTAGAAAGATCGAAAGCTGGGACTTTTTCAACTACGGGCAAGTATATTTAATTATAACAAATGAATACAGACTTATAAAGAGGGTTCGTAGACATCCGAAAGATTCAGATAATTTAATCCTGCTTCGTAGCGAGAATCCAGACTATGACGATATAGATTTGCCGAAACGGGAAATTATCCATCTTTTCATTGTGGAAAACATTTTATCAATCAAGAATATATTATAAATCACTAAAACAAAACATTATGAAGAAGCTACTGTTAGGAGCAATATTAATATTCTACTCCTTTATCTTATTTGCACAAAATGAAGTCTTAACAAATCAGTCTATAATCGATATGTTAGAACTTGGGTTCTCGAATGATATTATAGTAACCAAAATAAATACATCAAAAAACAACTTTGACACGTCTATACAAGCTCTAAAGGAGCTAAAAGAAAAAGGAGTTAGTAATGATATTATTGTAGCGATGATGCAAAAAAACAATAATACAGAGAAGCAGATGAAAAAAACGTCTCGATCGGGAATTTATTTTAAGGTCGGAAATGAGTTAAAAAAGATACACCCAACCGCATTTTCCGGCACTAAAACAAATACACTAGGAACCGCACTCACATACGGAATTGCAAATGCAAAAATTAAGTCAACTATGAATGGAAAGCATTCGAATAATGTAATAGATACAAATATCCCTAGTTTTTACTTTTACTTCGATGATAAAGAACAAAACAGCTTTGTAGTATCTAATTGGTGGTTTACAGTAGCTTCATCTCCCAACGAGTTTTTATTATCTAAGTTAACCATAAAGAAAAACAGAAGAGAGCTAGAAACGGGGAAAGTAAATATATATGCGGGAAATTCTATCGGAGTAGATGAAGATAATACAATAGGCTTTGAGATTGAGACTATAAATGATTATGAATTTAAAGTCACTCCATCCGTACCGCTATTGCCCGGAGAATATTGTTTCTTCTATAGGGGAACCGTCCCACAGGGTGGATATAATAATCAATCCGTTTTTGACTTTTCCATTTCTGAAAGTTGTAATATAGAAACTAAATACAAAAACGACGACTATGTTTGGATAGTGAAAGATGGAAAGCCACGTAACTACAAAATTACATCTACAGAAATTCGAAAAGATGGAGTATATTACATACTTCAACAAAGAAATAGCTGGGAACCATTAGAGTGCAAAGAGTCCGACTGCTACTCATCAAAAGAAGAAGCAATAAAAAAATAAACAAACAATCATCAACCACTAAAAACAAACCAACATGGGAACATTTTTCGGCTTCATCGCGATATTATTCGCCGTACTTCAAATCATTCTATTCTTCAAAATCTGGGGAATGACGAACGACATTAGAGAAATTAAAGAAAAGTATCTTTCCTCGACTGATCCAAAGAAAAGCGTATCGCCCGCCAATAATCAACCGACCGAATTTAGTATAGGCGAATTAGTCGTAGAGATAAAGACGAATAAGCAAATGCGAATCAAAGAGATTACAGAGGACGGAAAGTATAGTTGTTATACAGGTGGGGGCGCTTCGCATGAGGGTGACTTTACAGAGTCGGAGATTAAGCATTTTAATTCGTAGAGTTATGAAAAATTGGATTAAGTCATATTGGAGCAACTGTTTGTCGATCACCGCAATTATATGTAGTGTTGTTGCTATTTGCGTTTCGTTACCATCTGCACCGGATTTAGGTATGGACTATATCGGGGTGATAATAGGTATTTTATCGCTTTTGGTGACTATGTTAATCGGATGGCAGATTTGGAATGTGATTGCAATAGATAAAAAGATAAATAATGAAGTAGAGCAAACTAGTAATTCTTTGGCAAAAAGTATTGATGCTACCAAAAAAGAAATGATAGACTATATTCAAAAAACGAATGAAAAGAGTCAAGCGGAAATAATGGCTTCATTATTATTTTTACAAGGAGATACTTTTCTTTCAAAGGGTCAATATGAAAGCGCCCTACTTCGCTATTTAGATATAATATCCGACATTATAGAAAAACCTTATATTGAAAATTATTCAGATGCAATAGACGCATGTATATTAAAAGCTAGAGAAGCCATGAACTCGGTCAATCATAAGGAATTGAATAGAATTTTAACGGTAGAAAAAAAGGGCTCTTATTTGAAAGCATTACTAAAAATAGAAGGTCATAAAGCAATAGATATAATAATATTCCTTCGTGGATTATAACACAATAATATATGAAATATGGAGCTAAAAGATTTTATAAAAGCGACAATAACCGGAATCGTCACAGCCGTTAATGAACTTAATGAAGAATTAAAAGAAGTTGGAGCAGTAGTCGATCCGCATAGTGCTAGATTCGAAGGAGACGGAATAAATAAAATGATTTATGAAAATCCAGACAAATAAAAAGCAGGAAGTTTGATTCACGAAATAGAGTTTAATCTAACTATTTCAGAAATGAATAGAACAGATGGAAAAGCGGGCGTAGCAATAAAAGTTATCGACACAGGAATATCAAACAAAACAGGAACGGAAAGCCAAAATACAGTTAAGTTTTCTATTCCCGTTGTTTATTCGACTGAACCGAAATAGGAATCTAATCAGTATCTCCGATAGGAAAATTTATCTTAATCGGTGGTTTTGCGCCCGATTTAACGTACTCGAAAATCATATTCGACAAATCAAATAATGAAACAGATTCGGGCATATTGAAGCCAATGCCTTTCGGCGGTTGCTTGTTGATTGAGATTAATACAGCTTGCTCAACGCAAAATTTTCTTAGTTCTTCATCCATCATAATAGTACTTTTATGACTAGCCGGATAAACTAGAAAAAGATAGCTTAAATTCAAGCAAATAATGTTTGCTATTTCTGATTGATTGATTAACTTTGTATTGAAAACGTTCTTTGATAAAGATGAAATATAAGAGGTGATATTTATAAGAAAGGGCATGAGTACCGTCTTTTAATGCAAATTCGATGCAAATGATTTTTATAAATATTATAAGATATTGGCTACAAGCGCTTTAAATGGCACACAAAAGTGCCTCTCACGCATGTAATACGAGTTCGATTCTCGTACCCACTACACAACGAGGAAATGAATCAATTCATTTCCTCGTTTAATTTATACACCTCAAAGAAAGATTCTTTATCAATCCTCAACCTAATTCTCTCTTCCCGTTTCTGCCCTGCCAAATTCAAGAATAAATTGAAATATAACTGACTGAAAGAAAGACCGGAACGGCTATAAGTAATATCAAATGTCCAAGTCCTACGAAAAGAGTCAAAAGCAGCAAATGTCTGCTCACCACCTTTACACATAAACACTTCAGGAAAGGACGCAGGCGGATAAGGTTGAAATAAGCCAGCCAATTGCACATAAATGTAATCAATCATCCATTCATCTCCTGCCAAAGCAAGCTCCCCTTTTAAACGGAGTTTAACCGCATACGCAGCAGTTACATCAGGAGAAGTATAAACAGGTATCTGACTTTCCGACGGATAGTCACCATTCTTATATCCCAGACTCATTGTCAATCCCGATTTACCGATTCCGTTAAATCCGCCAGCTTCCTGTCTCGCCAACTGATTCTTCAGATCAATCATAAACGTCAGTTTGCCAAGAGTAGGATCTCCCGGATACTGCGCCAGCGTATCCAGCACATAATCCTCCTCATTATAACTCCCGGCTACCAATTCTCCCTTTCCATCTTCCAGAGCGACATCACCCCTTTCAATATCCACATTGCCTACCGGATAATAAATCGCATCATCATCCTTCGCACAGCCACAAACGCATAGCAGCAATACTGCTAATCCTATTATCTTATTCATAATCTTTTCTATATCTTGATTTAATAACAAATATACATCTTTTTTGTGCTGCAATTGATTTATATCAACCGTTTTTAGTATTTTTGCACACAC